AGTAAAGACAGGAAACTTTACCGACTATCAGAATGACAAAACGTCAAAGCAAACAATCAAACCGCAAGAGCGTTGCATCACAGGTGCGTAGTATTGTTGAGTCAATGGCTGAGCAGAAGCGATTTGCTTTTCTTACGAACACCAACACAGTCACTACAGCAGGTACCGTGATCAACCTGAGCAACAACATCGTGCAAGGAGATGACCTTGTTAATCGCACCGGAGACCAGATTAAGACCATACACCAGACTTTATTGACTCGGTGTACAGGAATTACCAACAGCCAAAGCTTTCGGTTCATCTGGTTTCGTGACAACACCAATAGGGGGACTACACCGGCTGTGACTGAGGTGTTAGACAGTGCTAGTATAACATCCCAGTATAACCCCACTACGTTCCAGCAAAAGAGGTTCACTGTTTTCCAAGATTTCATGTTGGATACCTCTATAGTTGGACGTGTGATTGTCCATCGGACTGCCGTTGATAAGAAACGGCGTGCGATATTTTACAACGGTGCTGCTTCTGTAGCCGCGTCAAATGGCCCCGGTGCCACATTTGTACTTGTCATTGGATCACATGCCACTGGACAGTATGATGTGACAGCCGAGATTGTTTATCTGGACATGTAGACCATGGTCATGATGATGATAGTGAAGGACGCTGAAAGATGCGTAGCTACCCTCCTGGTGCACTTCCTGGTGCAAAGCAGAACCAAAGGGTACGGTGGTACGGCGGACAGTAGTCCTGAACTAGTAAATCAGGACCGGGAGAAAACCAGCTGACGGCTAAATCCATTCCCACTAGTGTATTAGTGGAACGAGGCCCCGCGTGAATTGGGGTGGCTGCATGGGGTGGAAAACCATGTGGTCGCAGTCATTTCTCCTATGCATTATTGTCTCAATACTTGTGTGCAACAATGCTGTTAATCAACGTAGCACTCAACATCACTTCAAAACCCCCTCCATGTCACAAGAATCAAGATGCATGTCTGTGTTTAGCGGTATATATTTTGCATCCACTTGATCGTGATTTTGCCCTGGGCACCTCGCGCGGTTGGTACCCGCGGAGACTCCCCACAGCAACATGGCATTAGGCAGGGATAAGGTATAGTGACTAGACAAATGCGCGTGAAGCTGGAAAGTCCGGTTAGCAGTGGGGTTGTGCGGAATGCAGCCTCAACAAGGTATAGCTGCTGCATAGGAGATGTGAACCTTTCAAACTTGAATTCAAGTCTCATGACTGCCC